ACCCTGATGCATTCTTCATCAAGACGGACGCACCACGCGGCTTCATCCACTTCGAGCGGACACCACTGTCCACTGGAATGGAGGCTGACTTCGATACGGGCAACATGCGTTTCAAAGCGCGTGAAAGGTACTCATTCGGATTTTCTGATAGTCGTGCCGTGTTCGGTTCTCCGGGCTCCGCCTAATAAAAACAAGGACTTAGGTCCGATGAACCCCCGCTTCGGCGGGGGTTTTTTTTGTGGTTGCAGTCTATTTAATTAGACCTTATACAAAAGGGTATCAATCATAGGGGATGTAACGATGAGAGAGTCGGTAATTTATTGGATAAAAAACAAGGTAAACGGAAAGTTTTACGTAGGTAGTACCACCCAGAGGTATGTCAGGTGGAAGACCCACCGTGGAAAACTGAACGGAAACAGGCACCACTGCAAGCATCTCCAAGCGGCTTGGAACAAGTACGGCTCGGATGCGTTTGATTTCAAGGTGGTTGAAAAGGTTGTGGAAGAGGCGTTGTTGCAAGAAGCCGAGGACCGGTGGCTGATCAAACATGTTGGAAAGCCTTACTGCTATAACCACGGGCTGCGGTCAGGTGCGCCTTGGCGGGGCGGGGACAAGGAGAACCATCCTCGATACGGAGCCAAGCTAACCGACGACCAAAAGCAGGTTATCCGCGAAGCAACTCTCAAGCAGTGGAAGACCGCAGACCCCCGGACAGGGTGCAAGCACAGCGAAGCGGCCAAGCAGCTAATCAGCACCAAGGTCCAAGCTGCGTTGGCCGAGGGCCGAGGCGGGAGGTTTATCCCCACTGAGGAGACAAGGCAGAAGATGTCGGATGCCCAGAAGGGTAACAGTTACGCCAAGGGTCACGTTCGTAGCGAGGAGCACTGCCAGAAGATATCTGAGGCCATGCAGGGGAACCAGAACTGGCTGGGAAAGAGCCACAGTGAGGGGTCCAAGGCAAAGATGGGGCAGCCTGTCCGGATGATCTCGCCGACGGGGGAGATCACCGTGTTTCCTCGAACGACGGCTATTAAAGAGGAGTTCGGTATTTTTCTGCCAACCATCCAGCGATCTGTACGCTCTGGAAAACCGTTGGCCAAAGGCCCGTACAAGGGGTGGCGTTTCGAGTACGTATAAGCTTCTGCACATCGGATCGCCTCTTTCTTTTTGTTCGCAGCTCGTATACTCTATGGGCATCCCTGACAGCCGCGCGGTGCGGCTGACATTTGCCACGACAGGAGATCCTCATGGCTAACACGACCTTCACAGGCCCAGTACGTTCCGAAAACGGCTTTCAATCCGTTACCAAGGACGCAACCACCGGCGCAATCACCACCAACGCTACTTACGGCACCAACGCTACAGTCACCGGCACCCTGTCCGTGACCGGCGCGGCAACGCTGTCAAGCACTGCAAACGTCATCGTGATCCCCACTTCTGATCCAGCAGTTGCTGGTGCGATCTGGAACGACGGCGGCACCCTGTCTGTATCCGCAGGATAAGGAGATAGCTTATGGCTGGTTCTGACACCAAGAGCACACACGCCCACGGGTCCGGCTTTGTCGTCTTGGGACGGCATCGGATCACCGGTCTGTCGTACATCGGCACGGCGTCTGATGGCTTTCTCGAGATCTTTGACACGGTCGTAGTCCCTGTAGCTGCGACCTACGCGCGCAGTGGGACAACGGTCACGGTCAGCTCAACCGGTCACGGTCTGCAAACAGGTGACACTGTTGGTATCGGGTATAGGCTCGGTACTGGCGGTGAAGCTCGATCCGGCAACTATGTAATCACGGTCACTACGGCCAATGCTTTTACCATAGTGGACATAAACAGCGGCACTATTTCGGGTAGCCCTGTTTGCACATATGTGAGCGGTGGTGGCGGATGGATTTTTAGCACAGAAGTGTCCGCGTCGGACATTTTTGCGAACGTCCTCTCCGTTCCGGGAGATGGCATGCTTGTTAAAAACGGCACCTACGCCAATATGACCAACGTCGACTCTGCTAACTTCTTCTACAACTAGGTGGGGTCATGGATCCGGCGTCCGTCACCCTCGCCATAGGCGCAGCCAGCAAGGCGTTCTCGATGCTCAAGCGTGGGTTCGAGATCGGCCGCGATATTGAGTCTATGCACGGCGACATCCAGAAGTGGATGGGTGCGTCGGCGCAGATTTCAGCGATTGAGAAGGCTACGAAGAATCCCGGCATCGTCGCGCGGCTCCTGACAGGCTCCGACAACATTGCGGCGATGGCTACGCAAGCGGTCCTGGCACGCAAGCAGATCGAGGCGCAGCGCTACGAGCTGAAGGTGTGGGTGTCGATGACCTACGGCATGGGAACATGGGAAGAGATACTCCGCACTGAAGGCCAGTTGCGCAAGCAGCGGCAGGCAGCGGTTGAGCAGCAGCAAGCATTCTTTGCAAAAGTCTTCCTCGGCGCCACGCTTTTTGCTACTGTCGGCATAGGCGGCGGGCTGCTGTACTTTTTTGCAATGTTTTTGAAGGACCTGCAACAATGAAAAACCTGACGGCAATACTCGGGGCGGTGGCCCCCACGCTTGCAACCGCGATAGGCGGCCCGCTGGGCGGCATGGCGCTCAAACTGGTAGCAGACAAGCTGGGTCTCCCTGAGTCAACCTTGGAAGCGGTCGAGGCTGCGGTAACAAACGCCACACCGGCGCAGCTGGCTGAAATCAAAAAGGTCGAGGCGGACTTCAAGGTCAGCATGAAACAGCTGGACGTGGACTTGGTCAAGATCGCTTCTGCCGACCGTGACAGCGCGCGCCGCCGCCATGCTAGCGTCAAAGACATGACACCTACCGTCCTCGCCGTCGGTACGCTGCTTGCGTTCTTTGGCTACGTGGGCGCAGTGACGTTCATCGACCACGGTGCCGATCTTGGCCTCATTAACGTCGCTGTGGGCTGGTTGGGTGGTAGCGCATCTGCTGTCATCTCCTTCTACTTCGGCGCCAGCAACACAACGGAGAAAAACACATGAGCTTTAGACTTTCAGAGCGCAGCCTGAGCCACCTACAAGGTGTCGACGAGCAGCTCGTCGCAACGGTAAAGCTGGCGATACTGCTGACGAAGACTGACTTCGGTGTGATCTGCGGTATTCGCACGATGGAAGAGCAGCGGGCACTGGTCGCCAAGGGCGCAAGCAAGACCATGCGCTCCAAGCACTTGGACGGCAAGGCCGTTGACCTGATGGCCTACATCGGTAGCCGTGGTTCGTGGGAACTGAACCTGTACGACGATCTTGCTGACGCTATGCAGGAAGCAGCTGTAGAGACCGGCGCTGTCCTGCGCTGGGGCGCCGCGTGGCACATCCCGGACATCCGCGACTGGGATGGATCGATGGAAGACGCGATGAACTCGTACGTGGACCTGCGCCGCAGCGAGGGCAGGCGTCCGTTCATTGACGGCCCCCATTTTGAGCTGGCCTGACCGAGGGGAAGTGTGATGGCGAAGTCTCCAGCGTGGCAGAGAAAAGCCGGGCAGGACCCAACCGGTGGCTTGAATGCCAAGGGCCGGGCGTCCGCCAAAAAGCAGGGGATGAACCTCAAGCCGCCTGCTCCGAACCCGAAGACCAAGAAGGACGCAGGCCGGAAGAAAAGCTTTTGCGCCCGGACGGGCGGAATGCCCGGTCCGATGAAGGACGAAAAAGGAAAGCCGACACGTAAGGCGCTATCGTTGAAGAAGTGGAACTGCTGATGGGAAGCGTACAACTCACGCATGAAGAGCTCGAGGCAATGCTCGACCGCGCTGCCAAGCGAGGTGCGAGGGCCGCGCTGCAAGAGCTTGGTCTCCACGACGAGAACGCCCCGCGGGATCTTGACGAGCTGCGCGGACTGTTGTCTGCTTGGCGGGAGACGCGGACCACGATGCGCCAGACTGTGGTACGGATGGCAACAACTGGCGCGCTAATGTTTATTGCGGCCGCGATCTGGATGTCTTTCAAAGACAAGGTAGGACAGTAAGATGAATCGTGGTAATATGTCGAAGCAAATCACGGAGGTTCCGATGAAGAAGTCTATGGGTATGAAGATGGGCGGCAAGGTCAAGACCGGCTACAAAAAGGGTGGCAAGGTCAAGATGGCCAAGGGCGGCAGTGTGGACCAGTCCATGTGCAGCCCTCGCAAGCAGATGGCGATGGGGAAGATGAAGTAATGGCTAAGAAACCCGGTTTGTACGCCAACATCGCAGCTAAGAAAAAGCGCATCGCCGCAGGGTCGGACGAGAAGATGCGGAAACCCGGCAGCAAGGGCGCGCCTACCAACAAGGCGTTCCGAGAGTCTGCTAAGACGGCGAAGAAAAAATGACAACGTCCGGCAGCCGAGACTTCAACCTCGACATCGCGGAAGCGATCGAAGAGGCGTATGAGCGCATTGGTAAAGAGGTGCGCACAGGCTACGACGCGAAGACGGCGCGCCGGTCGTTGAACCTGATGTTTGCAGAGTGGGCCAACCGCGGCCTGAACCTGTTCACCGTGACCCAAGACACGCTGACCCTGACGCAGGGTGTATCGCAATACACGCTTGCACCGGACATCGTCGATATTCTGGACATGGCGCTGCGCCGCAGCGGCACGGACATCGAGATGGTGCGCATCAGCCGCTCCGACTATCTGGACTTTCCGAACAAGACTGATCAGGGGCGACCCTCGCAGTTCTTCTTTGACCGCCAGATCTCGCCGGAGATCAACCTCTGGCAAACTCCGGAGAACTCCACGGACCAGCTGGTGTACTACTACGTGCGCCGGATCGAGGACGCAGGAGCGCTGACGAACACCACGGGCATCCCGTTCCGTTTTTACCCGTGCATGGTGGCCGGGCTGGCATACTACTTGGCCATCAAGCGCGCACCTGAGCGGGTGCAGATGATGAAGTCGATCTACGAGGAAGAGTTCCAGCGCGCCGCGATGGAAGACGAGGACCGAGTGCCGCTCATCATGCGGCCGAGCGGTAGATACCTGAGGGTCTAATGGCTTTTGCTTCCGAGAAGAATGCTTACGGGATTTCGGACCGCTCCGGGTTCCGCTACCGGCTGCGCGACATGCGCAAGGAGTGGACGGGTGCGCTTGTTGGCGCTGACGAGTTCGAGGAAAAGCACCCGCAGCTCACCCCGTCCCGGCACAAGTCGGATCCGCAGGCGTTGCGGAATCCACGGCCCGACGGCCCTGAGACCCTCAAGGTCTTCGTTGGCGTCCCGACGGTAGAAGCGCCTCGCCTTCAGAGCGTTCGTATGATAGGCAAGGCTGGACAAGTTACGGTGGTGACGACATGAGCTTTACATATGGCCAGTTGAAGCAGGCCGTCATTGACTACACGGAGAATGACGAAAGCAGTTTCGTCACCAATATCCCGTTGTTCATCAGGCAGGCCGAAGAGCGCATCCTCAAGCAGGTGCAGCTGAGCCTGTTCCGTAAGAACGCCACGGCGTTCACCGACAACGGCAATCCGTATCTGGCGGTGCCTGCGGACTTCTTGGCGCCGTACTCACTGAGCATCCGCACTGATGTGGGTGGAGCGAAAGAGTTCTTGGACTTCAAGGACATCTCGTTCCTGCAAGAGTACACGCCCTCGCAGTCGACCACCGGCGAACCGAAGTACTACGGCCAGTTTGACGTGGACTACTTCCTGCTGTCCCCGACGCCGGATGCGATCTACACAATGGAGCTGCATTACCTGTACCGGCCGCAGAGCATCACGGAGCTGGCTGACTCGGGCACGACGTGGCTGGCCACGAACGCTCCGATGGCCATGCTGTATGGGTCTCTGATCGAGGCGTACATCTACATGAAGGGCGAGCAGGACGTGCTGGCCGGATATGAAAAGCGCCTGCAAGAGTCCATTGTCGGCATCAAGCTGCTGGGCGAGGCCAAGGAAACAACGGACCAGTATCGCACTGGCCAAGTGATTAGGGCGAAGCAATGAGTTTGGGTTTCATGGACATCGGCGCCGTGGGGGTTCGAACAACCAGCGGCCGCGGATTTAGCACTGAGGAGCTTGCGCAGCAGGCGGCCCAGAAGATTGTCAGCGTTTCGGAAACCGCGCACCCCGCACTGCGGGAGCAAGCCGTGGCTTTCCAAAAGCAGATCGCTGTCGTTGTCGAGCAGTACATGAAACAAACGGTTCGCAGTGACCGCACAACAGTGTATAATGCGCTGACGGACGCAGGCCATCCTGAACTGGCCGAACTCATAAGGGGACTGTGAGGTGGACTATGTTGCTGTCTATGACGAACTG